CCGTCATAGTGTCGGATCTTGACTATTGAATTCGCGTTTTTCAAATTATCGATATCGCAAATTATTTTTTCGCTGGAATATTTCCCGTCACCGTGTCGGAGAACCATCATGCGTCTGTCGCTGCGTGCCACCACCAACTGGGCCTCGACCCCGCGAATCAAGTTCAAGGCCCCGCCACCGATGACCCGCAACGAGTTCCGTGAGCTGTGCACCGCACTGCACATCGATGACAACGGCACCGCTGCGGAACTGCTCGGGCCCTCTTGGCGCACCTGTCAGCGCTACTGGTACGGCGAGCTGCCGCCGTCCGATCCCATCGCCCGGCTGCTGCGGCTGGCGGTCCGGCACAAACTCAGCCATGACGATTTGCGGGCGCTCACTACACCAAAGGGTACTCGACTTATGTCCGATACCTGACTAATGGTCCGCCATGGCACGATCCGATTGGGCAGCACTTCTGACCGATCCGGCGTCAGAATATCTGGCGCACAGCGAACTCACCCGCTTCGGCCTGACCCCCTACTTGCCGCAGTTCAAGAAACGCCATCACACCCGGAACGGTGCCTCTGTGATGCGGCACTATCCGCTGTTCTCCCGCTACCTGCTCATCCCCATCAACGACGCCCACGACCCCACCATCCGCATGGCCCGCGGCATCTGCCGGCACCGTCCTGTGCTGGCCGACGACGACGGCCGGCCGTGGCGGGCACCCAAGCTCGTCATCGACGCCATCCGCGAGGCCGAAGCCATCGGCCGTTTTGACGAAATCCTGCACAAGGGCGACAATGTCACCTTGGCCTACGGCGTGATGTCCGCGGTGCGTTCGATCATGGCGTCCGACACCACCACCGGCATGATCGAGCTGCTGACGCCATTGTTCGGCGGCGTCCGCGCCACCGTCAATGCCGCCAAGGTGGTGCACGCTTGACCGTTTCCGCCAATCGTGCCTATTTTGCCGATAATCTCTGGCTGATCGCGTTCCGGATCGACCGAGGGTCTTCGGAGATCTGTTAGAGGGGCATCACGGATGCATGTGCCCATGCAGACCGAGTCGAGGTCATGCCGAAAAATCCCGACCGTCCCAAGATCAAGTTCAAGCGCGTCGGCATTAAGGCGAGGAAGCCGAAACGCAAGAAGACCCCGGAACAGCTTGCCGAGAAGCGCTTGGCCAAACTGGAACGGCGCTATCACCTGACGCCGTCCAAGGTTGCCGTCCTGATCCTCAAGGAGCGCGGACTTCTCACCTACGTCTGCCGCGCCCTGAAGATGCCGCGCACCACCTTGGTGCACTACATCGAGCGCTATCCTGAATGCATCGAGGCGCTCGATCACGCCCGCAACGCCATGGGCGACAAGGCCGAGCAGAAACTGTACGAGCTGATCGACGCCGGCGACGTCCGCTGCATTCTTTACTACCTGTCCACCGTGCAGCGCCACCGCGGTTACGGCTTGAACGCCAACGCCATCAACTCCGAGAGCGGCGGCAACGACAACCGTCAGGTCTTTGTCGAAACCGTGAATATCGTCGGCGTGCCGCCCGGCACCTATCTGCCCAAGGAGATCGCGGCGCCCGACAACAGTGCAGTGATCGACAATTGAATCCGTTTCGCTACCGGCCCGGGCCCGATGCCGATGTCGATCACGACGGCGAGATTGCCGACTGGGAAGACAATTGGCTAAGTAACAGTCTGGCGTGGGGATCCACCACATTCACCCCCGCATGGTGTCAGAATGATCAGCACTGGACTGGACGGTTTGCCGCCTATCTCTGGACCAGCTGTCCCTGCTGCATGCTGTTCCGTGGCCTCGTTCTCGGTGGTGTGCTGTGGCTACTGCTGACTACAGTGGCAATCGGCGTCGCCGTAGCGATCTCCTGAACGGCAGCACCTTCGGCCGCAAGGCTGCCATCGAGGCCAAGCTCGGCCAGAAGTTCATCGACACGCTGTTCGCCGAGGCCCGGCACAAGGCGCTGTACGGCGGTCGCGGCAGTGCCAAGTCTTGGTCGGTCGCAACCTACCTGCCGATCCGCGGCAGCCAGACCCGCAAGCGCATCGTCTGTGCCCGGCAGTTTCAGAACTCGATCCGTGACAGCTCCAAAGAACTGATCGAAAAAAGGATCCGCGCCCTTGGCATGGCCAACCAGTTCACCGTCACCGACCGCTACATCATTCACGACGGCACCAAGACCCAGTTCATCTTCGTCGGCCTTGAGCGCAACATCGAGAGCATCCGTTCCTTGGAAGGCGCCGATATCGTCTGGATCGAGGAAGCCCGCACCATTTCGAACAAGTCGATGGAGGTGCTCCTGCCCACGGTGCGCCAAGCCAACTCCGAGCTGATCTGGACGTGGAATCCGGAAAAGCCGACCGATCCGGTCGACAAGTATTTCCGCGACGGCAAGCCGCCGCCACGCAGCATCGTCACGCAGGTCAGCTTCCGCGACAATCCGTTTTTCGAAAACACCGAGATGCCGAACGAGATGCAGGTGCTGCGCGACGGCAACTTCGCCCGCTACAAGCATGTCTGGGAGGGTGAGTACGATGTCTCGTATGAAACCAAGGTATTTACTAACGTCCGAATCGGGCGCCCCGAGCTTCCTGCTGATTGTGCTCCTTATTACGGCATGGACTTTGGCTTTGGCAGCGATCCCTCTTTCGTGGTGAAGATTTTTGCACCGCCCGACAAGAAGCAGATCTACATCGCCAACGAGGCCTCCGGCCGTGTCACCATGGACCAGCTGCCGCACATGGTGCGCTCGGTCACCCGCGAGGATGGCGATCTGGTCCGCTGCGACAGCTCGCAGCCCGGCACCATCGAGTTTCTCCAGAGTCGCGGCATCAATGCGGTGCCGGCCAAGAAGGGCCCCGGCTCGGTCAAGAGCGGCATTCTGTTCCTGCAAGGTTACGAGATCATCATCGACCCCAACTGCGAGAAGATGATCGAGGAAAGCCACTTGTACAGCTGGATGACCGACAAGTTGACCAATCAGTCGCTCAGCACACCGGTCGACGCCCACAACCACGGTTGGGACGCCACCCGCTATGCTACCGAGGAGCTGGCGCTGGAGGTGTCGTTCGGTGCCGACGGCGACGGTGGTGCGCTGGCGCTGAAACTCTGGTAAAGCCAACTAAACAATAGGAGGCTCCAATCGGCTGTGGATGCGGCGGCAGGACTTACGCAAGACCGACGACGAGTACGTCCCATCATCCGACCAGTCAGCATGCACCGGTCATGCGCATGATGACGCCACAAGGCAGTCAGCATGCGCCGCAGTCGGCGCCGCCGCGCGTGGTGCAGGCCCAAGCCTTGGCCCAGCGTCGTGCCGCGGTGACAAGGCGACAAGTGTGATTACCGATCTGCAATTGCTGGCGAAAGCCTGCAACGCCGCAGCGGACCACTACTGTGCCGATCCGGCCACCGCCGGACCGGCTGCGGTGATCGATATCTATCGAGTGCTGGCGGCGCTGGCGGAGCTGATGGCAGCCCAGCAGCAGCGCCAGCCGGGCGAGCGAGTGCACTGATGGGCTGGTTCACCAAGAAGAAGCCCGACCGGATCGACACCGACGAGCCGCAGTCTCCGATCTATGTGATGTCCGGCCAGTCGGTGCGCTTCCTGTCGGCGCAGGCGGTCATGACCGCCGGCGACGCGCAGCGAAAATCGCCGCAGCTGTATCGCATCACCAATTTCATCGCCTCCAGCGTGCAGTCGGTACCGTGGTATTGCGAACCGGATCCCGATGCCAACATTTCGGAGCAGCCCGGCGCCTCCAAGATCAAGGCGATCAACGATCTGCTGAAAAGTCCCAACGACACCTATACCAGTCAGCAATTACAGTACTGGATCGCACTCAATCTGATGCTGTACGCCCGTGCCCACTTCAAGGTCGGCATCGGCACCAATGGCACGCCGAACGGGCTTTATCCACTGGCGGCCAAATATGTGCGCGGTGTTCTCAACAGCCGCGGTATTGTGGATAAGTATGAGTACGGCAGCGGCCAGAACATCACCACCTATCCGAGCCGGCGCACCGCCGAGAAGCGCGCCAACAACGACCCCTATGCCGCCGAGATCGCATTTCCGAGTCTGACCGGCATGGTCGAGTACAACACCGCTCCGGCAGCCATCGAAAGCTTGACCATTCCGATTCAGATCATCGCCGCCCTGATGCAGCGGGCACTCGATACGGCTTCCGGTCACCCCAACGTCAAGTACGTGATCACGGCGGAAAAGACCATTACCCGTCAGCAGAAGGAAGCGCTGACCAAGCACCTCGAAGAGGCCGGTAGCGGCGGCGAGCACTCCGGCGAGGTGCTGTTCCTCTACAACACCGACGTCAAGGTGCACACCCTCGACAACCATCTCGGCGACATCCATGCCAAGTTGCCGCTCGACGACATGACCCGACAGATTGCTGGCGTGTTTGGTGTCCCAGTTGCTCTCCTTGGGCTGGGTTCAGCCGACGCCGCCAAGTACGCTAGCAACTACGTCGAATCCCGGCTGTCGTACTGGCAGGACACCGTGGTGCCCTGTTATCTGACGCCGATTGCCGCTGGCATGACGCAGTCGATCTGTCCGCCCGGCGCCCGCATCTGTTTCGATCTCGATGCGGTGGCGGCGATGTGGGAAGGTCGCGCCAATCTTGGTGCCACGCTGAGCAAAGTCGCGTTTCTGTCCAACAACGAGAAGCGCGAGATTCTCGGCTTCGAGAAGATGACCGGCCAAGACAAGCTGCCGGTAGCAGTGCCGACCGGTGTGACGCCGGCAGCAGTCGATACGCCGCCTGAAGATGCGGCAGTACTGAACGGGAGAGCATTGCAATGAAAACGCAATGGCAGCAGGGCGACCGGATCGAATGCGACATGATGTTTGTTACGCAGGCCGCAGCCGATGCGCCAGAAGGCTATATCGCCGGCATTGCCAGCACTCCCTCAACGGACCTGTACGGCCACAAGGTGTTGGCCAAGGCGTTTGACGACAGCATCAAACAGAAGGGTCTGACCGGTCCGCGCGGCATCAAGTTGCTGGCCAGCCACGACTGGCACAAGCCGGCTGGCGTCATCAAGCGGCTGGAAACCATTGGTGACAATCTTAAGATCGAGGCGCAGCTGAATCTGAATGTCAGCTACGTCAAGGATATGCACGAAGTCGCCAAGCAGAACGGCGGGTTGTCGTTCTCGGTCGGCTTTGCCTTGGATGAATTCGAATTTGTCGACGATGATGAGATCAAGAACGAGGACGATCCGTGGCTCATCATCAAGAAGGGCGATTTGATGGAAGTGTCGGTCGTCGTGTTTCCGGCCCAGCTGGAAGCCGAGATGACCTTCATCAAGGTCGCACCACCGAACACTCTGACAGAACTCGAAAAGGCGCTGGTCGCTGACGGGACTTGTCGGAGTCGGAGCGAGGTCAAGCGGTTGATCCGGGCGATCAAGCCGCACGCACACTTGCTCACGGGCAAACCTGCGTCAGAGGCGCGGGCTGCTGGCGAACCTGAGCATCTGAATCTGGATGCTTCCATCCTCAAGCCGATGGCAGATTTGCTTGCCAAGGCAAAGGCGACGCTAAGCTCCCGGTGAGTGACCGCGCGCGATCCCCTCATCACAAGGACTGATACCATGCGTGTTATCAAGCGTCACACCGACCACCTCAAGCAGGGGGTGTTCAAGGGCGCGTTCCTGACCAAGGAAGCGCCGGCCGACGTCAAGACCGCCGAAGCTCTGGTTAAGCCGTTGCTCGACGAAATGGGCAGCATCGTCGCTGCACTGGAGAAGTCGAAGAAGGATGCCGAGACGCAGTACACCGAACTGACCAGTCACTATGGTGGCGTCAAGGCAACCACTGACGAACTCAAGGCGACCGTGCTCAAGCACGCCGCTGAATATGCCGAGATGATCACCAAACAGCAAATGTTTGCGCAGGCGCTGGATCAGGTCAAGAAGGAGCTGGATGCTCCGATCATCAAGGGCGGCAAGGATCTGGAGAACAGCGACCGCGACGCGGCCGTCGAACTTCAGCGCCGGGCCTTCCTGTTCAAGGGCGGCATCAACGACGACTTCAAGCCGGATCTCGACAATCTGGTCAACGCTGCCGACTATCGCTCGGCGGTGCGCAAGTTGATGCAGGTTGGCATCGAGCCACGCGAGAAGATCGTTCGTAGTCTCACCGAGATCGAGCGCAAGGCGTTCGAGGCGTCCAGTCTCGACAGCGCCCTGTTCTCGCCGGAGCTGCTCGGCATCGAACTGAACTGCATCGTCGAGTGTGCCGAGCTGCTCGACCTGTACAGCTCGGTCACGGTCAGCAAGTCGACGTTCCTGTACCCGCAGGTCTTGGACTACGGCGCCATCGGCAAGTACGACTGCGACGCCAAGTGCGACGCCGAGTACGGCCCCGAAGGCAACATCACCTTCAAGAGCGGTAATGTCTCGGATTTCCGTGGCGTGTTCTGCTTCCAGCGCAAGGTGCTGACCGACGCCAACTACGACCTGTTGAACTTCATGTACAACGCGGCGGCGCGGTCGTATCGGATGAACCGCAACCGCGTCACCATGGTGGGCGACGGCGTCAACGAGCCAGCCGGCTGGCTGACCTCGAACTGTTTCACCAAGCGTTCGACGCCGACGACAGCGTTCGATCACATCGCGTTTCGGCTGTTCCACGGCGCCGTGCCGATGGAATACGGTGATCTGACCACGGTGATGCACCAGAATACGTTCGCGTATCTGGCCGCCATGACCGACAGCAATGGTCGGTTCCTGTTCGGTGACGGTCTGATGACCTACTCGCCGAACGATGTGCGCGAGCGCATCCGCATCAGCAACTGTCTGCCCGACCCGACCGCCAATTTGACGTTGGGTACCACAGGCGCTCCGTTTGTTACGGGGTCATTCATCGCCGCGACCGGCGCGTGGAAACAGGCGTACTATATCGTCAACAAGCGGCCGCTTTGGATCGAGCAGTGGGTCGGCAAGTCCACCGCGTGGTGCGTTGCCTACTCGTTCGGCGCCGAGGATGGCGGTTTCGTCGCTTGCTGCCCCGCAGCCAGCATCCTCCTCGTCGGCCCGTAAGCGAAAGGATTTCGGCCATGAATATCAACGTAGCTACCCAGAGTGCCGGCGTGCTGGTGTTTGCCGGCACCACCAGCTCGGCAGTCGACATCCGTCACCACGTGTATTTTGCGTTCACGTTCAAGGTGACGGCAGCCATCGCTACTGCTGCTGTTTTCGAGGTGCAGGCGGCACCACCCAGTGCCGGGGATCCTTGTGTCCCCGGTGCGTTTGTTGCCGTACCCGAGGTGCCGATTTGCAGCAGCCTCGCGGTTCCGGCGGTCAACTCGCGCATCACCATCCCAATCGGCACGCCGATTGGTTCGCTCTGCACGGCAACGTTGCCGTGCCGGCCGGCGGCGTTCCTCAAGGTCATCGCGGTCAGCGGTGACACCGCAAACGTGCAGGTCGTTACCACGTTGTCGGGGCCGCGCTGACCAGAAGGAGTCACGATGAATCTCAATACGGCTACCCAGAACCAAGGCGTTGTGGCGTGGCGGGCGATTACGGCGGTCAATCTCAATCCCGGGATTGACCTCCGGCATCATGTCTATTTCGCCTTCACGTTTCGCGTCACGGCGGATATCGCAGTCGATGCGGTATTCCAGTTCATGGCGGCGCCGCCAAGCGCCGTCGATCCGTGCCTTCCCGGGACAGTGCAGCCCGTTAATGAGATCCTGACCTGCGTAGCGTCGTGGGGTCAGGTGCCGGCACGGGCACAGGTGACTATCCCGGCCGGTGTCAAGGCCGGGGCGATTTGCACGGCGACGTTGCCGTGCAAGCCGGACGCTTTTATCCAGATCCAGCCGGTCAGTGGCGATACCGGCAAGATCGAGGTGGTAGCGATACTGTCCGGCCCGAAGTAATGCGGGTCGAGGTTGGTAAAACGTTACGTGTTGGCCCGGGCGACGAGGTGGTTGTTCGGGCCAATATGTCGCCTGCCGCCAAGCTCGGTCGCCTGTTCGTGTTTGCTTCCGAGAATGGTGCGCAGTTCAGTCCTTACGTACCGAACGTTGCCAGTATGATCGTTACTGAAAACAAGCCGGCGATGTTGCCGCCGGTGATGCTGCGATTGACGGAGGCCAGACCGACGCGACGGGTGTCGTTTGTTTCCGACATCGATGGTTTTGTTCGCGTCATGCAGGAAGTCGACAGTGCCGATGACCCAAAGGTCGCAGTGCGGCTCAGTCGTCGGATAAATCCGGAGCTTGGCTGGATCGATTGGCTCGAACGAAAGTTTACCTCGTGGCAGACACCGAAGAGATCCCCGTCGTAATGCTGGTCGTCACCGGCCATGACGAAGAGGTTCAGTGGTTCGATTTTGTGGTGGATTATTTCGCCGAGGTGACCCGCATCGAGTGGGACACCGGCACGATGTTTGCGCTGCTGCCGGCCGAGACAGCAAATTTCCTGTTGGCGCATCGTTACGCTCGCGAACTGACGGCTGCCGAGGTCGACCAGTACACGGCGCCGTTCATAGAATCATCCCCGCCCGTACGGGCAAAAAAGAAGGAGACTATCGATGATTAAGCTGAGATGTTCTGCGGTATGTGGTCCGAACACGGCCCTTAAGCTGGCGCCGCCATCCTGCTTCAAGTGCGTCTAGCAGGTTAACCCGGAGGCCCCAAGCCTCCGGGTCATTCATATTTTCAATGGAGCGCAGCCATGATGCATTTCACGGTTGAGGATTATACCGCGGTCGATTCCGGCTGCATGAAATGCTGCTGCGAGAAGCTCAGCTTGAAGCCGGGCACCATCACCAAGGTTTCGGTCGGCTATGCGCCGTGGGCGGTGCCGATTGGCCAGCTGCACTGTGCGCCGCAGTTCCAGCTTGAATTGATGGACACCTGTCCAGTCCCGGCTGGCAGCAATATGCCGCCGGCCGCGGTGTCGGATGTGAAGTTCTCGACCGCGGTCGATTCGCTGTTGCAGAATACGCTCACCAATATGATCAAGGATCCGGAATCCGCTGCGCTGACGTTCAAGCTGCTGCCGCTGTACGGCGCAAAGAACGGCAAGTTCGATCTTAAGACTGACGGTACGTTCTCCTACATGCCGATGTCGGGTTTTAAGGGCGAGGAACGCTTCTACGTTTCGGCATCCGATGGCGCCAATACGGTTGTCTTCGAGGTGATGATCGCAGTCGGCATCGATGGCGCTGCCATGCTGGCGACGCCGCACATCAGCATCGGTCCGGCCAGCGTCGATAACCGTTACTACACGGTCAGTTTTCCGGTCATTGTGACGCCGGCGGCCGCCGAGTGCGAAGTGTGGCGGTTGACGGTGCTGCAAACGGCGCTCGATTGCGCTTGTATTTGCTACACTCGCACCGACTGCTTCGATATCGCCGTAGGGCGCTGCTGACCATGCTGGGTATCGTCCCCAACCCACCGCTCGATAAGTCGCCGATTCCGGTGGGCGCGGAGACTAGGTTCGATTGGGATGCGCGGCTTGGCATCGAGTTCATCCGCGCTCATGCCAAGATCGACGACATCCCGTCGGTGCTCGACGAGCAGCTGCGCTTGTACCGGTCGGCGGCACTGGAATCGGCCGAGCATTACACCGGACTGCTGCTGTCCGGCCAGCGTACGGTCGAAGAAGCCATTGAAAGTCCAACCAAGGTCAAGCCGAATTTGGCTTACTACACCCATCGGCTGCAATTCCCGGTCGCCGACGGCTATGTGTATCTCTACGGCGGCACTCATGTTGCCGACAACATGGTGTTCCGGGTGCCACCCGGTTCGCGCAAGATCAAGGTGCCGGTGCGCAAAGACATGATCGACTTGTCGAGCTGCTGCAATCCTTGTGCACCGCAATGGGCGGTCAACGGTGGCATGCTGGCGTCGTACCGGGCGGGCTATAAATCCGTCAATGACGTGCCGGCCAACGTCATTCTTGGAGTGTTACAATTTATTACGTGGTGCACCGAGCATCCCGGCGACGAATTGCTGACCCAGCGTAACCGTATCGAGACGCGCGCCGGCTTGTCCGGTCTGCAAGGCAGCAACAATATCGCGATGATCAGTGGTGCCATCGAGTCATGGCGCATACTTGACAATGAGGCGTGGTAGAAATGAGCTATCGTAAGTGGAAAAACCTATCCAACACGCCGACATACAAATCGTGGTCGTCGATGATCAATCGATGCGTCAAATCGATAGATCCGCACCATAAGAAGTATTACAGCGATACTGGCGTGTGCGAGCGTTGGCTCAGTTCATACGATGATTTTGTTGATGATGTTGGCTTCCGTCCGCCCGGTACTTCGCTGGATCGTTGGCCCGATAAACGCGGAAGATACGAGCCGGGTAATGTCCGCTGGGCTACGCATGAGCAGCAAACCAATAACGCCAAACAAAACATCGTGCTAGCTATCGGCATGTTCACTGGCACCGTTGCCGAATGGGGCCGGGCGCTCAAGCGCCCGTATCGTGAGGACAAGACTATCTACTCTCGTTTGGAGAAGGGCTGGACGCCTTATGAGGCGCTGTTCACTCCAATTGTGCAAGGCGTCAATCAGTTCACAGTTAGTGAACGTGCGCAGGAGCCGGGTGCGTGAAAGATCCCGGCAATCCCAAGATATCCGATATGAATCGTCGGGTGGCGCTGTGCACCCAGAAGGATGTCGTGATCAACTCCAGCACTATGGAGTTGCGGCGCACCAGCGTGGTGTGGGCGTGGGCGCGCATCAAGTCGCATTACGGGCTGCCGTTTGTGATCGGGCAGTCCGGCTATACGGTGATGGATCTGACCGTCAAGGCTTCGCATGCCATTACGATCCGCAACGGGCTGGTCGATAACGTCACCGACATGGCGTATGTCTACGAGGAATTCCGCAAGAGCGCGCCGCGCTGGTACAAGGTGCTGGGTGTGTCCGAGCCGGAAAAATTTCTGGTGTTCACGACGCGGATGATCGAGATATCGGATCAGGCGCTGCCGCCGCTCAGCCCGCTGGCGCCGCAGCCGTCGCGGGTCGATCTATGAGCTTTACCTTAGAGTTCTCGCCGTGGGGCACGTTTCAGGCGCGCAAGAAGCGGGAAGAGATCCGGCGCTGGTTGCGGGCGGTCGGCGATGCGGCTGAGACAGCGTTCAAAAACATGAGCAAATACCCGCCGGCGTCGTCGTCGGGCCAGTATCCAGCGGTGCGCACTGGCCGATTGCGGGCCTCGATCAGGACCGTGGTGACCGATTCATCGGTGACCATTGGCACCAATACGCGGTATTCGATGTTCTTGCGCACCGGAACCAGTAAGATGGCCCGGCGCAAGATGTCGGATGATGCCCTGAAAGAGGGCATGCATGCCGGCCGCCTAGGACACTGGGCGGAATGGTCTAGGGTTTAAACCAGAGGAGTGACTACCGTGACAGAAGACCGCAAGGACGAACAGGCTCATCAGGATGCAGGGCAGAAGCAGCATGACGAGGCCAAGAAGCTGCACGAGGACCAGATCGTCGAGGCTTACAAGGGACTTGCTGCCACCGGTTTCAGCAAGGAGCAGGCGGCGCAGCAGTTGAGCCAGAAATACGCCATGTCGGCCGACGAGGTGAATAGCATTATCGCTGACGTGAAGATCGACGAGAAGAACGAAAAAAGCAGCGCGTAAACCATGGATGCGATGGTCAAGACAGAGCAGCGCTTTCTTCCTGCTCTGGCGGAGGCCATCGCCACTTGGTTTCCGGAATTAAACGGACGGTCGTTGGCCGTGTCCGAGGTGTCGATCACCAAGGACAACGTGCCAACATTGCCGTTGGCTATGGTGGCGTTCATTCGCTCGGTCGCCATGCCGACGACGAACAGCCAAGTTAGAACATTCGATATCGATGATACCTTCGTCATCGATTTCTGGCTGGAGCCGGCACGCTATAAGAAGGCCAACGGCACCGAAACGCCGTTCTGGAGCTACTACGATTACGAAGCGATTCGCGATAAGTTGCTGACCAACATCGCGAACTGGGAGGCACCGGGCGGCGAGCGCGTGGCTTTTCGCGGCCTGACGCTGGAAGCCGAGCCGCTGGCGGTGACGCTGACGTTCACGTTCATAGCGTCGTTTCGCTGGTGCGCTAGCCGTACGCCAGCACCGGATGGCATTGTCAGCGGCATTAAATTTAATTTGTGCGCGCCGAACGATGTTTGTGTCCCCGATTGTTTAGATGATAGCTCCTGCAATCCGTGCGAAGAGGCGCCGATTGGTGCCGTACCGCCGGACGTGGAAGAGGCGTAGCATGCCGGTGAGAACCCGTTTCGTCGCTGCAACAACAAGGAGGGCTGACATGCCCATGATTTATGTGAAGACCAAGCCCGGTCGTAAGCTGTTCTTTGAAGGCAAGATAATTCCGGAAGACAAGTTCGTTCCGGTGACCGACAATCCGTTCATTCGCCGCCTGATCGACCACTGGGAAGATCTTGAGGTCGAGGGCGGTGGCGACCGCAAACGGCCGGCAGCCAAGACCAAGGCCGCTACGCCCGGCTACACCAAAGACAACTGATCAACCTCGAAGCGCCGAACCGGCGAAAAGGAGCGACTTATGTCAATTGACAGTCTGCGGTCCGGCGCGATCCGGATATGTTTCGATCCGTCACTGAATGCCTACAAGAACAAGTGCCGCATCCTGATCGAGGGTCAGAAGCTCGACACCGGCACGGCGCTCAGCGGCGAGCTGCTCAAGATTCCGTCGCTGCGCGATGCCGACATCCTGTTCGGCGAAGGCAGCATCATCGCCGAAGGCCTCAAGGCAGCGTTTCTGTGCTGCCCGAACCATGCGATGGAGTTCTACGCACTGCCGTGGGACGATACCGACATGGGTGCGACGACGGCCGCGGCCTATACGCTGACCTTCACGGGTCCGGCGACCAGCGATGGTCGTGTCGATCTGTTCATGGTCGACGGTCGCTACAATACCTCGACGCGGGTGCACGAAGGCGATACCGCCGATGAGATCGCCACCAACGTGGCGCTGGCTCTCAACGGCGAACCCGGTCTGCCGTATACGGCCGTGGCGGCTGCCGGCGTGATCACGCTGACTGCCAAGAACAAGGGCACTGTCGGCAACGGCATGAACGTCATCTACAACTGGCATGAGCGCCGCGACTACGCTCCAGCCGGTGTCACGGCGGTGTTCGCGCAGTCCGTGCAAGGCACTCACGGCACCATTGTTGTGCCGGATTATCAGGCCATTCTCGGCGAGTGCTGCTACTGCTGCATCGGCATGTTGTACGCCAACGACGATTGGCAGGACAATATGATCGAGTACATCGCATCGGCGTGGTCGTGCGACAAGCCGCAGTGCTTCGGTCACGGTTACACCTACAACTACGGCTCGTTCGGTCAGATCCTCGCGTCCGATACCAACTCGGCCGAGGTTAGCCGTATCGCCCAGTGCACGACCGATCCGATCATGGGTTGGTTGAAGGCGGCGGCGTATGCAGCACATAGCTGCTGTGCCGCCATCGACAATCCGGAAATGTCGATACAGGGGCCGAACTTCGGCGTCCTTGCCTGCCTGCGTCAGCCGGAAGCCTGCTTCCAGTGCTTCACGTTCGACGAGCAGCAATTGCTGCAAGCCACTGGCTTTGTCGTCACCGTTCCGCTGCAAGGCGGCACCGGCTCGATGACCCAGCCAATGATCGTCAACGATTCCACCAACAATCGTTATGATGACAACGGTCGCTTGAATGCGACATGGTGGAACGTCAACGCCCGTCGTCTGGCCGCAGCGACTGCGGATCAGGCGGCCATTGAACTCGGCAAGGTGGTCGGTCTTGGTCTGTTCACCAAGAACACGCAGGTGCCGGCCGGTATTCGCGGTACCAACCCGCGGATGATCCTTGGTCAGTTCCGAGCTTGGGCCAAGGGACAGGTCGGTCGGCTGTTCTCGGAATTCGAGGACATCGATCAGGATATCATCCTGAAGACCGACTTCGAGGTGGCGCCGAAGTGTCAGGGCATCCCCGGTAAGTTGTGGATTGACTTCACGTACCGCCCGCCGGTGCGCATCACCACGATCACCATCAACGCTCAGCCGGCAATGCTCAGCAACTGTTGACGGGGTTATTCTCAACGGCTTCGTGCCAAACGATAGGAGGCTACTTTGACGTGCGAAAATCAGGTCGGGGTTAAGAACATCCTCATGACGTTCCGAGACTGCGATACCGACGCAGTCTACGGACCGATCTCGCACGATCTATCGGGCGATGATCTGCCGACGTGGCGATTGTGCCCGTACAACAACAGCGCGCTGCCGCATGGCTATGTAAAGCGGCAGCCAACCAATCCGGAGGTCGAGATCAAAGTCATTCGCGACTTGCGGATTCCGCTCAGTATGTATCAGGGCTGTAGCGACGTGAACTTGCAGGTCGAGTATTACAACGGTCTGGTGTATTCGGCTGCCAAGGGTACCGGCACCGGCGACACCAAATCCGATACTCATGAGGTCGATCTGACGCTTTCATTCCGTGAGATCGACGAGTTGCTGCCGGTCGGTACGCTGGAGCCGACGCAAGAAGTCGTCCAGCCGACCTTTGCGACGACGGCGGCGTAAACTCATGGCAGAACTTAACGGCGCCAAGCTGGAAAAGATTCCAATCAAGTTCCAGCTTGGTGATCACGTCATCGATGGCGCTGTAGTGCGTCCGATGACGTTTCAATCGTTCGCCAACATAGTTGTCGAAGCGCAGGCCCTGAAAGAACCAGAGGCGTGGCTGGCGCGAATGCGCCGGCTGCGTATGTCCAGACAAGTACAGTATTATACCAACGGCGCCATGGTGCCGGTCGGGTTTAACGACATCACCAAGCTATCGATAGTCGATGCTCGCAACATCATCGCACGGCTGGACGACAATGAGGGTTTGCCCGGCAAGATCATTCGCGACGGCGATGGAATCGATAAAGCTATTGTTTACAAACTGGGTACGCCAATTGCGATGCAAAAAGGCGAGCCAATTTCCGAGATCGAATTTCAGGCCAGCACCTATGGCGATGTTGAAGACGTGCTGGCTGCCGAGAATCCCATCATGCAAGCCATTACACTGATTAAGCAGCTCGGCAAACCGTTGCATTCTTCTTTGACGTCGCTGCCGTCGTGGGGTGTGGATGCTATTACGGTATCGGACGGCGTGTTTGTGATGAATGAGATCCTGCCGCGTTTTCTCGGGTCGCCAGACGAGTAGCGGATACCGTTGAAAACTACCGCTATTACTCGGCATCGGCTGGCGACATAAGACCCCTTACCATTAAATTGCTGACTTTACGTGTGTCTAATTTCGGCAAGGTGCATCAACAAGAGCAGCGCAATAGAATCTTACTCGCGGGGGGAAAGCCAAAATAGACTATGGCGTCGTTCAGCGAACAAGCAACGCTTAAGGTTGTTGACAAAAGCTCTGCGCAGATCCGCAAGATCAACGCAGAGCTTAAAAAATTATTTGCGACTGCTAGTTCGCTCAAGAGTGCCAACCTCAATATACGGGTCAACGCCACCGGCGTAGCTGCTGCGAATAAGCAGCTGCTGGCATTGTCTCGCACGATGTCGACGTTGCGTCGGCAGAGTGTGACCCTGAACGTAAATATGCGTGGCATCAATACTGCCACTGCCGCGCTGGCTCATTTGCATCAACAGGCTGCTCGGCCGGTCAGGGTCAACGTACAACACACCGGTGCTGGTGGTGGTGGTGCTGGTGGTGCACCTCCTGCTGCGCGTCGCTTTGGCGGCAGAACCCCGGCCGGTGCAGCTATTGCTGGTGCTGCGGCCGGCCTCGGTGTATCGAATTTTTC